TATCGATATTCAATCCCGTGATTTCCGTGATTTGGTGATTTTCCGCATCCAAAAACTTGATTTTGTTGACAACGATGCTGGGCGGGAGATTCATCTCCACCGTAATGCTGTCGGGATAGGTTATGATGTTGAGATCCGTCACTTCGATCTCGTCATTAATCAACGCGTTTGTCAGTAAATGATTCGTTGTCGCTACCAATTGACTTTTGTAAAAAGACGAGAGCACGTTATCACCTACCTTTGATATACAATGCGTTCGCTCAATACGTTTCCTACTCGCGTTCTGCCGGCAATCGCCAGACCGGCGCGGGCGTATGCGATTTTAATTTCCTTACTGGTCTCACGTATCATTACACGTTCAACAGAAAACGGATTCTGCAAATACTCCATATTCCCCGGCTTCAGTTTTTCGACCACCTGCTGGATATCGCGAAACTTGAATCCATCGACGGCCGGAATGCTGATCGTGAACGCATATTCCCCGGGAACCAGATCGATCTTTGCTTCCGTCGTGCCAATATACGCATTCAAACGCTCCCGCAAGCTTCGCCGCGTGATGGGCGGCTTCCGGCTTTTCCGCTCAATCAGCCGCTCCCGGCGAAACTCTAACGTTTCATTGCTGTTGGCCACGATGCCGAATTCTTCCTCGCGCCATTTCAGCGTTTTTTCCGCCGTTTGGATGAACTGCTCATTCAGGACGTCGTTGACTGCTTTTTTCAGCAGGTTCAATTCTTCGTTTAGCGTTTTGGCGATTTCCTGGAACTCTTTGATTGCGCCATAGAATGGCGGCAAATAGGACAAGAAATCGGTGGTTTCCTCCACGAACTCAATGCGCAACGATATTCACCGTCCCCCGCACGGCGACTTCCTCATCGGCCAGCGTGAGATTCCCGTCCCCTCCGTTCAGGGTCAGGCTCAAAATATCTTGCACCGGCGACAAACCGACCAAACGGCTTAACAAAATGGCGTGACGGACAACGGTTGCGTTTTGCGGATCGAGGAAATTAATTTCTGAAAAATAGGAATCAATCAATGCCTCGACATCTGCCTGGATGTCCGCCGGGCCATACCCTTCCTTAAAAACCACCGATATACCCACGTTCACCGCTCTGCCAATGGCTGCAGCGGCGGTGAAAATATGACCAATCGGCACCAGCCCGAAGCCCGTGCCGTCCTGGTATGGGTCCAAAGTGTTCTGGACAAGTGCAACCAGTTCCGAGCTTGGCACCTGGTTATTCGCGTCGGTAAGGATGGCCCGGACGGTTCCCCTGCCATTCCAAAGCGGCTGAATTTTGAACCGGCCAACGCCTGGTATGCTTCTGATCCATTCGCGGTACTGATCCACATTCCCGCCGTACCGTGTAGCATTGATTTCCTCCAGATAACGCTCATACAGCTGACCGTCGGTTTCCTCGTTCTCCCCGGGGACAAGTACGTCCGCTAATACAGCACTTGTCAGGCCGTTAATATACTCGATGGGCAAAAGTTCGCCAAAATATTCGTTTCCGATTGTTCCGGGTGTCTCAGCTTCCAGCTTGAATTCGCCTGGGGCCATTTTTTCAATCGCTTTATACACGACCTCCCCGCCGCGAAACCGGCTGCCGATGGGGACATCCACATTGAAAATCCCTTTGCGAATGGCAGGTGTGGCCGGGTTCGGTTTAACTCCGCTTTCCTCCGTCCTGTATCGCAAAAACTCGCCGCTTGATGAACGCGCAAAGGTCAGGTTCAGGATAGTGTCCAAGTCCGCATATACTTGCGCGATTTCCGCCGCTGCAGGGGCGACTGCGTTGTAGACAGGCGAGCTGGGTCTTTTGTCCAGGTCATGCGAAACCCGAGCCAGCATCCGGTTTAATATCGTTTCATACGTTTGTCCTTCATACACTGATCTTCACCTCCTGATGGAAAGACCCGAGCGCCGAAACCACTGTAAACCGGGCCGCAGCGTGCTCTCCGTTGATTTCAATGTCGAAATTCGTTACACCCGTAATCCTGTCGTCCTGAAGAAGCGCTTCGGTTATTCGGCGTTTCAATTCTGAACGGATGATTGCCGGATTGGCCCCGACCAATCCTCTTGACTCAAAGCCATGGTCCGAATCGTAAATCAGATGTTCAAAACGCTCAGTCTGCAGAATACAAAAAACGGCCTGTTTTACCGCGTCCAGTCCGTTTACCATTCCCATCGCGCGACCGCGCTCCACATCCAGTTTCCATGTCAGCGACGGCTGTTGTGCTGCTTTTACATATCGAGTGTCCAATTGTCCGCCGGCAGGTATCATCCGCTCACCACCTTATCTAAAATCAGATACTTTTGTCCGCCCTGCATCCGGAGCAGTACCACCCGGTCGCCAACCTGCAGCCCGGGACGGATGACGACCGGCTGTGTCATGGCCTCGTCAGTCATGCCGCTGGGAACGATGTGTGCGTGCCGCAGGTCCAATTCCAGCCTCGTCAGCGATTCCGGCACAACCAAAAAATCCGCATCGAGCGTAAACCGTTGATCCACGTTTACCTCCAGCGGATTGACATGGGTTACAGTTCCAAACACGACAGCAACCGGATTTCCGGCTTCAACCGCAGTCAATGCAGCCTGTTTAATTGCGTTCAGCATATTAAATCACCTTCAACGTCAAACTCATGGAATGATCCGCACCGTCAAACCGGTGCCTTGCCTCATCCACCATCATCGGCTGGTTGATGCCGAGCGATTCGATGACGATCGGCAGATACATGCCGGCGCGCACCCGGATATCGCCAACCGCATCAATGCTCAAACTGCGCTGCTCGCGATTTTTCAGCCGCGCCAAATTGGTCAGCATTTCACTGATCTGCGCCGCGTTTTTATTTTCGTCAACAGATTGATATAACTGCAGCACTCCCCATCTGTCAATATTGATGCTGTCCTTCGTCATATAAACTTCGCGTCTGCCGGTTACTTGATTGTCGCGGTACAGTTTGAACGAATTGTATGTGTCGGAGTCGATGTCACGGGTAAAATCAAAACCGGTCATAAGGCTCTCGTCACCGATATAAAAGCCGGCCAAAAAATCATTGACGTTCCGAAGGGACAGTTCGCCATAATCGTCAAGGAACACATAAAATCCTCCGCTGTTTGCCATCGTGAGAATATTGGCTTTTTCCACGATATCCAAAAGGGTTTGCCCGACTTCCAACATCGATGGAATCCGATATCCTGTATCGTCAATCCGCCCGACTTTCAAATTGAAGTCTGCGGCGATTTGCCGGATGACATCGCCTGTGGTGACATTTTTAAACTTGTAAGTATCCTTGTTTAACAGATATCGGATTTGATCATAGGCCTTGATGCTGATTTCAGATTCATGGTTGATTTTGATGTTAAACACGTACCCGTAGAACACGTTCACATTGTCTTTCCGCACCTGGACGATATCGCCGTTATGGATTGAAAAGGAGCGATCCTGGTATATCCCGCTGTTAACAATTGTAAAATCGACGCTCGCCGGACGGCCAACACGGGTTGTCGTCCAGGTCAAATCCTTGGCAATTTCGGAAATGTCCCATACGCTGCCGTTTTTGTTATCAATTATAATCTCAATCATATGCCATTCCCGCCTTCCGTCGGCAGCCGCAAAACCATGCCAACCGGCAGACGTCTCAAATCGGCCTCGGCAATTCCGTTTAAACTCTGAATTTCACGCCACCTGGAGCCGTCTCCCAGAACCTTTTGGGCTACTTTCCATAAGTTATCGCCCGGAGCAAGTGTGTACGTTTGCGGCGGCATGCGGTCGTCCGGACGCTTCGGTACCGTCTTCTGTACGGTCGTTCCACCGCCAGACTGCCGCGTGCCCGTCGGGTGTCGACGGGCAGCGTAGAACCGGTATTCTTTGAGTCGAAGGGTATATTGAATGTCGCCAGGACTGCCGGCCACTTCTTTCCACTCAAACTGCTCAATGCTGGCTGCGGTGTTGATTTCGGTGATCGTACGTCCCTCGTCGCCTGCAGAGGAGTTAGCACCCACATAAAAAAATCGGATTGGCCTCTTCGTTTCCCACCATTTCATAATGAAATGGACATATTCCATCGGCTTGAGCACGATGGGGGCAGTGACGAACGGGTAAGGTTTTGCGGGAAAGAAGCTTTCGATCGTATATTCAGCAAGACCGCGGCCCTTGATCACATTTATTTTCCCCAGTTTGAAAACATCGTGCTCTGTACTGTCGCCGTCGATACTTGCTCCGATTTCGCCGGGCAGAATTGGCAGCTCAAAACCTTCCTCCTGGTTGTTCCAACTGAGCCATATGCCATAACGATCAGCCAACGCTGTACACCCCCTTGGCCGAAGACGATATTTGCTCCGTCAGGAATGTTTCGATGCGGGTAATCATCGTATCCACGTCATATCCGCTGCGGATGTCCCCGGTCTGCACATTCACCGTAGGCGTCAGCGTTACAAAGTTCTGGATACTGTTCATCTCCGCCAATTCGCGCATCATTTGCAAGTCTTCGCCGGAGATGTTAACGGTGTCGCGAATTTGGCCGACTTCATCGACTCTTCCGATATTACTTATATGATTCATATGATTCAATCCACTTGTTTCTCCAACTCCCGCAAATCCCCAACTATCATGATAACTCCCAGATTCGGGAATACTGAACATATTCCCAATCTTACCGGCTAACGTTTGCACTCCGTCTGATACAAATTTTCCAACTGATCGACCAATTTTCTGACCAAAGTCAAATGCTTCTCCATAACCTATTTGTTTAAAACGCATTAGGTTTACTACATCTTCTTCACTTTTCAGGTTGTCTCGCGCATCGTCAAGACGCTTCACTATTTTGCTTAACCCATCAGTCAAATTCACTTCCAAACCAGGGATTTTATTTAAGATGCTCTCTATCCCCTTAGCTAAATTCTGCAGCCATGTGAGAGAGTTGATGACAAGATCATAGAAGAGCTTTTTAACGGCATATACCGGATCACGCCACACATTGATAAAAAATTCAGCGACCGACAAAACCATATTGGCAAAATAAGCAAATTTGTTATAAAGAAAAGCAAACAACATGCCGAAAATGCCGCCTACAAAACCGATTATTTCTGTAACCACGTCACCCCATTGATATAGCGCATAAATGAGGAGCCCAATAGCTGCGCCAATAAGCAGAATGGGCCAGTTAAGAGCAAGCCATGAGGTAAATTGTTTAATTAGAAGCCCTATGGCCGACTGCAGCGGAGGAATCATTGCCCACAATTTCGGCAAGATTTGGGTGAGCAAGGCTGATCCTAAAGCAACTAAAATGGGCTCAATAATGGCCCAATTTTGTTCTACTGTATCCGCAATCCAAATTAGCGCGCCCAACAAGACGTCAGCTGCTCGTCCTGCAAAATATAATCCGCTTGTCAATGTTTGTAATATAGCGGAGCCTTGGCTGGAATTTAACCATTCATTTAATTTTTTAAACACTGGTCCAAACGCATGGAAGGCGCTATTATTTAGCTGGCTGAACATTTCCCCAAACGTTCGCGGCAGCGAGTCAAATTGCCGGTTAATCTCATCGGCCGCAGCAAACATGGCTGTTTTGATCATTTCTGCAGTCAATGCTCCTTCAGCGGCCATTTTACTTAACTCCGTTGTTGACTTGCCGGTAACATCAGAAATTGCTTTGGCCAGCATCGGTGAAGTTTTAACAATCGCCTCAAAATCCAAGCTTTTGATTTGACCGAACGCCATCGCTTTCGACAGCTGTTCCATACCCGCTTGTTGTTCTTCCACAGGAGACCCGCTGATACGGAAAGATTTCACCATCAATTCTGAGAAGGCAATCAATTCGTCGTTGCTCTTAAACGTACCGTTCGGCGATGCCCCCATTCTGCCAACGATATTGGCCATGTCTGCATAACTTTGGCGGGAACGGTTTGCCGCAGCAAATATTTTGTCTTGCAGTTGCTGGGTCGTTTGCGATCCATCGTTGATATGATTCAGCCTGATCGAATGCATCATATACTGATCACTCAGACCGAAAACCGCCTGCAAATTTTGAAAAATGTTTTTGGCTGCCCCTTTTAGGCCTTTTAATTTATCTAACAAACTTCCTGCTTTTTTCCCGCCATCTTGAATAGCTTGATTCATATTTTGTTGAACATTTAAATTTTGATTCAGAATATGGTTGGTTTGCTTAAATGTATTATTTGTGTTATGAATCAAGGTGTTCTGTTGTTGATGCAAAATGTTCTGTTGGTTGATGTAGATATTCATCTGCTGGTAAGTGGTGTTTCTAATCCGAAGTAAATTTATAAGCTGCTGAAGATACACGATCGATTTCGAATCGACCAAAGAAACCGTGCATGTCTTGCAGCTTCCAGAAACAAGCTGATTCATTTTATCCGCATGTACGGGTACTGAAGCCAGCTGCCGGTTTAATTTATCCACCGACTCGCTCATGGCTTCAACATGTTTAATGGCGGAAATGACCGTGGTCAAAACGCTCACCTCCCAAATCACATTTCCAATCTTATCTCCGTCTTAATTTTGCCGTTT